AGGTTGGTCAACGTAAGGCATATGGTCAAGCACAGAACGCAACATTTGAAATGTTGAAAAAGTTAGGTAATACTAATACAGTCCAAGACTTGAATATAGGTGGAGAATCTGTAGGGGCATTAGTATTCTAAAAATACTTGTTATGTAAAATGTAAAAGGGGGGGTATATTACCCCCTTTTTTTATTCCACTGTCTCTTCGAGTAATTGTTTGTATCGGTCGGACTCCAAGAATTCAGAATATCGACTTACATGTTGTTTTTTGGGGTAGATGATAATTGGTGCGGGGAATTCGACAGGAACTCCTACCATTTTACGACCTTTCTGATGGAAGACGTACAGTACGTCTTTGACCAAGAACATCTCCGAAGATTGTTCCATTGCGTATGAAACCCATTGTTCGTCTTCTCGAGATTCAACCATGATGAATGTGGTGTCAGATGTTTTTTGTGCGAAGACACTCGCTCCTGCGAGGGTCATCAGTAAGAATAGTGCCTTTTTCATACTTCAAATATACAATACATTTTTCAATTTTACAAATAGTGGAGACATAAATTGGGTTTTTCCAAGTATTTATTTGAGGTATGAACAAAATATTTCTTGTTGAAGGTAAGAAAGAGGATGCGTATAAAAAACTTTTTCAAAAGTTTCCTGACTACGACAATACCATTGAACGTATATTGGATTCCGACCCAACCGGGTCAAGGTTCATTACGTGGATTGAAAAATCCCTTGAGGAAAAACTTACAGAACTCCAAGAAAAATCTCTTAGTCAAAGAGAGAAAATCGAACAGACACAGTATTTAATCCAACTATTTGAGGAGGTTGTTGGTACATTTTCGAATAATGTTAATAGGATTACCCCAAAAATTTTGGAAAAATTAAAAGTTGCTCAGACTTGGAACGACAATAAGATGAGTGAAGAGGATTTGGAAAGAATTCTGAAATCTCCAAAAGATATTTTTTCTTATAATCTTGACCAACTTTTTGTATTGACAACAATATTGAAAAAAAATCTGTCAGAAAAATCAAAACAAAAAACCGCAAAAAAAGAATCGGATGTCATCTATGATGATGGAAGATACTTGGTAGTCCGTCCAAACTCCCATAAGGCATCTTGTTATTATGGGGCAAACACCAAATGGTGTACCACAGCCGAAAATGACCGACACTTTGAAGATTATAAATCTCGTGGTTCGTTATATTATTTTATAGATAGAAGAAATGCAAAAGAAAAAATGGCCGTTTTCATCCCAATAAGTGGTACAATTGAAATTTACAATACCGCAGACAACAGAAGTACCTTGGAATATTTGATAAATCTTTATCCTTTTGCAACAGATATCCTCAATGAGGCACGAAAGGGTACCGGGTTGATGGAGTTGATAAAAAAAATTAAAAATGGTGATGTATCGTTGAGTCAACTTTACTCATTCGATGAAATGATTCGTTCAGCTTCACGAGATTCTGATGGTAACATCATTTTGAACATTTCTTTTGATGATAAAGGTTTTTGGGATTTATTTACTGAAATGGATGATTGGGAACGTGTGGCATATTCATCAGTTGGAAGTCATTATCCTATGGAACATTATGACTCTTATGTGGGTGAAGAAGATTGGAACGAGGGTTATCTGTTCGACTATTTTAATGAAACTCAGAAGGTAAGGTTACAAGAATACTTGTCCGTTTTATTCTCAGGAAAATTACCAAATGAATGCCTTGAAACACCACTTCAGGGGGGTTGCCGACAAAAAGTTGCATCAGAATTGCAAACTTTTTTTCCTGACGAAGTTGAAGAAATTCAAAATTATTATGTTTCTGACAAAAATTCGGATGTGGAAGAAGGTCTCAGTGACTACCTTAAAAAAGAATATTCCAACATTTTTGAAGAAAATGGTTTGAATTTGATTATGGACAAACCTTTTTGGAAATACGATATCAAACTTGATGATTTAGAAAACTATTTGGAAAAAAATAGTGGAGGACTGCATCAAAACTTATTTGATTTGTTGAGTGACTTTGTAAACAACAAAACGGGTGGAATTGAAGATTTCTCGCAGTTACAATATCAAGTTTCCGGTTCTGGTGATTATGACTATACAGAATCTGCCATTGAAAAATTATTGGACAAAATGGAGGAAGTCATTGACGATGGTTCTTTTGAGATAGAAAAAATTGCCGAAGCTCAGAATTTTATAAAGAAAATTGGTGGTTTTAATCAACGATTAGTTCTTCCTTCAGATGAAAACTATATCTTCATGGTAGATAGGATTGATACTGAAACGGGTAAAATTTTGTTTACGGTAGGTAAAAAAAATGAATTCATAAAAAAAGGGTTCAGATTACCCTTGGAAGACTTCAAGAGTTTCCTTTATAACAAAAAACTTTTTGATATATAAAAAAGTTTTCATATCTTTGTTGAAAACTATTGTAAATTTCTTCATAGATGAATGAATTAGAATTCCTCAAGAACGTCCTTTCTGTCAGGACCGCAACATATCATGAAGAACTGATGGTTCAATACATTTGTGATTGGTTAAAAGAACAGAACATCCCGTATGTTGTTGACGAAATGATGAATGTATATGCAACAAAAACTTCCCAAGGTTATGAAAACAAACTATATCCTTGTATGGTGGCTCACACCGACACTGTCCATCGATTTTCGGATGAAATTATAGTCAAGGAAGAATTTCTTCCCAACGAAGAAAATCAAACCAAACTATCACTTAAAGGATACAATGCCGAAGGCAAACCTGTAGGTATTGGTGGTGACGACAAATGTGGTGTTTATGGTGCACTTGTTTCTTTGAGAGATTTGCCTCACGTAAAAGCAGCATTCTTTGTTTCCGAGGAAACTGGTTGTTGGGGTTCAAAAGAGGCAAGTCCCGAGTTCTTCTCGGATGTTGCTTACGCAATTCAATTGGATGCTCCAAGTAATTTCATGGTAACTGAAGTTTGTTCTGGTGTTCGTCTTTGGGAAAGGGATAGTGAATTTTTCCAAATATGTGATGAGGTTCTTGAGGAATTAATGCCGACTCGACAATACATGATTCACCCATATACGGACGTATCACAACTGAAAAAGAAATTTGATTTTTCTTGTATAAATTTTTCTTGTGGTTATTATTCTTATCATACACCTCATGAATATGTTGTGATTGAAGATTTACATAATTCAATTCGGGCAGCTCACGAGATGATAAATCGTCTTGGATACAAGAAACATTTTTATGAACATAAAGGAAACAATTGGAATCTACCCTGGGACACTCAGTGATGAATTTTGTGATAGGTTAATTGAAATCTTTCACGAAAAAAAAGATTTACAATACAAAGGTGAAATGGCTAGTGGTGTTGACCCCACTGTCAAGGACACAACAGATTTGAATTTGATGGCAGACCCTGACCTTGCAGATATTGTTGAGGAAATTTGTGATGCTGCAAATGAAAAAATTGATTTATACGTTAAGAGGTACAGAACAGATGAGTCTTTCAATACCCAAGAATATCTTTTCAATCAAGGAACTCATTATCCTGTGTGGCAATTACAGAGATATGAAAAGGGACAAGGTCATTATATGGCTTGGCATACTGAAGGAGAATACCACGAATTTTGTAGTAGAATTTTTGCGGTGATGTTCTACTTAAATGATGTTACCGAAGGAGGAGAAACCGAATTCATACATCAAGGGTTGAAATTACAACCTACCAAAGGAACTTTTGTTGTATGGCCAGCTCCATGGCCATATGTACATCGTGGAAATGTCCCAATCTCAAATGACAAATATATTCTTACTACTTGGTTAGTCAGAAATGATGAATAAAAAAAGGGGTCTTTCGACCCCTTTCTTATTTTACCGTCACTTTATCTTCGACTACGGTTATTTTGTAGTTTTTGTCTTCCACAACATCCCCATTTAGAACAAGTTCTGAAATAAGGTCTTCTACTTCATCTTGAATTGCTCGTTTGATTGGGCGAGCACCATAGACATCATCAAAACCAACTTTGGAAATATGATTAACCAACTTTTCATCAAATGTGAATTGTAGTTTCAATTCACCCAATCGTTTAATCAAATTTTGAAGTTCAATTGAAACAATCTTACTTACAGAGTCCTGGTCCAAAGAGTTGAAAATGATGGTGTCATCAATACGGTTTAGGAATTCAGGAGAGAAATAATTCTTCATTTCTTTTTTCAGGATTTCTTTTTTCTGTTCTTCGTTAGAATAACTTGAACCGCCAAAACCGATACCTGTACCGAAATCTTGAAGTTTTTTAACTCCGATATTTGAGGTCATAATAATCAAAGTATTTTTGAAATTGATTTTACGTCCCAAAGAATCCGTGAGGTGACCCTCGTCCAACATTTGTAGGAGAGTGTGGAAAATATCTTTATTTGCTTTTTCAACCTCATCAAACAAAATTACAGAATACGGTTTGTTTTTTACTTGTTCAGTGAGTTGACCACCTTCATTGTATCCAACGTATCCTGGAGGTGCTCCAATCAATCGAGATACTGTGTGTTTTTCTTGGTATTCACTCATGTCTACACGGATAAGTGCGTCTGAGCTACCAAAAACTTGTTTAGCTAATTGTTTAGCCAAGTGAGTTTTACCAACACCAGTGGAGCCCAAGAAGATGAATGAACCAATTGGTTTGTTGGGGTCTTTAATTCCGATACGATTACGACGCATTGCTCGTGCAATTTTCTTAACCGCTTCGTTCTGTCCCACAACATTCTTTTGAAGTTCTTGCTCCAAATTCTTGAGTGACTCTTTATCATCTGTCGACAACTTTGTAACAGGAATTTTTGTCATTGAGGAAACAACATTCAAAACCAATTCAGGTTCGATAATCTTTTTGTTTTTGATTTGGTCCTCTTCAAACTTACGTTTTTCTTTTTCCAAACGTTCCAAAAGTTTCTTTTCTTTGTCACGAATCTCTGCTGCTTGTTCGTAATCTTGTTTCTTTACAACATCTAATTTGTGTTGTTTGAGTTCCACAGCTTTTTGCTTCAATACCTCAATTGATTCAGGCACCTTAACTTCGACTTGACTACGAGCACCTACCTCGTCAAGGATATCAAATGCTTTGTCAGGAAACTCTCGGTCAGTGATGTAACGGTCTGCCAAGTTTACACACATTTCCAAGATTTCATCA